TGAAAGTAAATTTCTTGCCTGCAATTTCAGCATCACTGTCATTGATGAGAACTGTTGTCCACTCTCCACCATTCGCGGATGTATTGTCATTCTTAAACATCTTAGATGTGCTTACTGCGGTCGCGACGGAATCTGCCACGGTGCCTGTAAGTGCCATCGCTGTGTTTGCCTCTGTATAGAAAACTGCTGCTAGGGTGCCTGTGACATTATCTGCTGGAAGTGCGCCTTTTGACACTATAAACAATCCAAAAGCGCCACCTTCGTTGGATACAGAACCTCCACCAATTTTCCACCCTGCTTCTCCACCTGAAGTTTTATCGGTGTGTGCTCGACCTAAAAGTCGCACATAGGTAAGGGGTCTGCTGTTTGTTAACCATGCTTGCGCGGCGTAGGCACCATATTGGGGAGATAAACCTTCATTACCTTCGCGCCAAACATCGCCGGTTTTCCCACCGGGTTGGGGTGTTCCAAAGATTTGAACAAATTCTGTGAAACTTTGTACTTTAACGGGACGAAGTGATGGACCTCTTTCTGCACGTCCAATAATGACGGGTCCGATTTCAAGTGGTTCCTCGGGAATTTGTGACCTATCGAGTTCTCTAAACTGAACTCCAGGGGATACAAAACGATATTTTTTGGATGCCATATGATTAAATCTCCTTATGATGCCTTAATAATCTTTTATAAATAGTGTGTTTATTGGTGAAAAGACTAAACATTCAAGATCTATAGTCGCCTTTAATCCAATCAGGAATGTCCCCGAGGATGACTCGCTCGCGAGGTGTCTTTACATCAACTGCATTTTCTCTAACCACCACATTGGGTTGTTTCTGGTTTTTAGATGCACCAACCACATACCCCAGAACCTTAATATTTATTTGAGTTTCATAAATTCGTGTTTCATCACCCAGATCGGTCAATGTGTTAGTGGGGGCATAATCCGATTGAAAAAATGCTTCATAGGAGTGACCATCTCTTTGCAAAACTTGATAATTAATTCCATTGGTGACGGTCAAAAATGGTTGAACAATTTCATTTACCTGCTGTTGGTATTCTGTTCTTATGGTAATACCATAAGTCGCTGATACATAAATGGGGGCGGGAATTGTAATACTTTCATAGACAACCTTCTTTTCTTGCGCCTTTCTTTTATCAGGAAAATTAATTTGTTGGGTTCCGGGGTTGCCTTGATTTCCAACAATGCCATTTTTTTTCTTATATGTGCCCGCATTTAAAAAATTGGCGGTTTTGTCTTGTTTTACTTTTCGTGCGATGGTTATACTACCACCCTTTGCGTCCTTAATCGGGAGAGGGTTTCCCCAAAATACTCCCTTATCAGAAAGGTCTTTCACTAATCCGGTTCTCTGGACTGTCATCATGGGAAAAATCAAAGTTCCATTATCATCCCTTAGATCTTTATTATCTTTTATCTGGTATGCTCTTTCGGATGCTACCCAAATCACTGGTACTTTTTTAAACCCTTTGTTGGTTGTGCAAAACGCATTAATGGAATCATTAACAAAATCATAAAGCGCATAATCAATAGTCTCCAAGGTGGAGGGACTATAAGATATTTTTTGTGCTATAGTTCCGTTTAGTTTAGTATCACTCATCTTTATTTACCATCAAATAATCCTTGCCGTGCTTTAGCACAACGAGCGGATATTTCTAATTGATTTTGATTTTGCCCGAATAATTGCTTAGGTTCAGTCAAAGTTATTATTTCATAATATTCCTTATTATACAGGATGAAATCTCCCTCTCTTACATATACGTCTTGATCCTCTGTCAACCTTCTTTTGTGAAAATGACATATTAAACTATAAATTCTGTCTAATCCGAATGATGTGCTTGTTGTTTCGTTACCGCTCCACTCAATTAGTGCATATACACGAATTGGAGGAAGGAAATTCTTATCTATTGCCTCGCCATAGAGGGGGTGAAAATCAGTATATACAGTGCTAATTGGGTAATAGGCAATAGTTTGCCCAATTACTCTCTCGATGAGTTCATCGTTGACCTGCTTAACCAGATCTCTTTCTTTTTTATTGAAAAAAAGAGGGGGCGGGGGATTATTCGGTCTATTCCATTTATTATCATCGGACATATAAAAACCCCCTTTATCCTACAAAAATTTTCATAGGAACGCTAGTCTGTAATGTTTTTGCCTCATCCACCATTTTTGTGTCTGCTTCAACAAGTGCGGCATATGTTAATTTATCTAACAGTTCTTTCAATTCCGCTTTAAGGGCATCTTTTTCTGTTTGTGATTGTGATGCTAATTCACTCGCGTTTAATGTTACTGAATCGCCTGGGAGTGGAATTGATCCAAATTTGCCTCGGACTTGTGCCAGCATACCTTTAGTAATGGCAAGTGCATAATTTCTTATCCACTGTTTTCCCATGCTATTTATATTCTGATATGGAATATTGGCGAAAGGGAGGGTGTTATAATTATTAATGCCATCTTTGCCATCAAGTCGAGTAGGATCAGATTCCCAAGCATCTTTAGGAATGGTAAATTCAAACCAAATTTTTTGAGGATTTAGAAAATCAAAAGGCGACGAGGGCGAAGGATAAATCTTTAAATAATTATCCATTATTTCATAAGAATAATGGGAAGCTCGTGTATACATACTGTCTTCGAACGCCATCGCCTGAGATTTATTTTGCCAAGTGGGGACCACTTGGAACGTAGAATCATCTGAGTATTGTCCATATGTATTTAAATTGCCGACTACATTTAACCCGCCATAATATCCATAAAATCTCCACATCGCTGCATTAGATTTATAATATACTTTTCTAATATCTATTCTCTTATTATTAACACTACCTGTGAACATCGCACCGAAAGTTGATGTTCCATCCACTGATGCGTTCTGTACCGCTTTTTGCAGATCATACACCTGAGTGTCGATAACCATATCTACGGACGCTGAATAGACGCGACCATCTCCTAAAACCGCCGCTTGGGCAAGACCATCAGAAATATTTTTGACATAAGAGAACTGAAATGATGGATATTTTAAAGCAACATGGGTGCCACTTAAACTTGAAGATAAAGCGCCGGTCTGCAAAACCCCGTTGTGATCAAATGTACCAGTCAATGCTCCAAGAAAATCTGAAAGAACATTAACCGCTTGATGATTATTAATAATATAAGAATATTCTAGAACTGCCAACTCATAAGAAGTATAGACATTTTGTTCTGTTAGTTCAATATCTAAAACATCGCCACCTAGCATTTTATAGGTATAAGAGACTTGTGCTGCTGCCCCTGACAAAAACTCAGTTGATCCAAGATAGACACCATAGGGGACTGCTGTAGATATAATATTTGCTATAGTACCAGTCGCAGGCAGTACATAAGGACTTGTTTGCTGAATTGGTGTTAGGGTGGGGGGTGCGTTCATTATTTCTTCTCCTGTGAACTAAATAGTCAAATTCGATACAAAAGAAATAAGAAAACCCCACCCCCCAATAATGAGAGGTGAGGTTTTATAGAATTCTTAACAGTTAATTAAAGTATTAACCTAATAAGTCCTCAACAACAACAAGACCATACATGTCTGGTCTAACCATCTTCTTCGCATAACGAGTCATTACGCCCTTACGAGGCACGAATGATTCTGGGTCAAAAATGGTCGGAGTGACCTGTAGAGGCACATAAGGTGCATAGACATATCCACTTTCGAGGAAACTATTACCCTTACGACCGACAAGAATAAGGTTACGAACAAAATAAGGATCGACATAAATGTCGAGTTTCTTACTAAGTTGACCAACCTTAACAGCACCAGCAGTGCCACGGTTCTCATCAGCAGTTGTGTCAGCGCGGAAACCGCTTGTGAACTCCAAAAGGTTTGAAACTTCAGGACTAACTACAATAAAGTTAGCGCCACCTCGCATTGTTTTGCGATGGATTTGCGCAGAAACATCATTAACAGTTTCTAGGAGTGTCTCATACCACTCAGAAACCGTACCAGTGAAATCTGGATAAAGTGTTCCGTTTGTAGATACTCCGCTTGCACGGTTTACAAACTTACCGGGTTTACGTGACCAGTAATAAGTACCAGCAGTTGCACCCTTAACGAGATCTTCAAGAATTTCTTGATCAATCTCAAGAGCAATTTGCTCTGAAAGAATGCTTGTCAACTCAACCTCTGCATCCAAATTATGGTATGCATTGATATCTTGCTGAAGTTCCGGTGTCCACTTTGCCTTGAGTTTCTTAGTGATCGCTGTAACGGATACAGAATCAACCTTGATATCAATTTCAGGAATAGAGTTATTATTCTCCAATCCCCAAGCGAGACTACCAACAACTGCGCCAACAGTTCCCGCTGCCGCTTCAATGTTATCTTTTGCTGCCCATGTATAATCCGATGATCCAGTCGTGTGATTGGTGTTATCGCCACCCTCACCAAAAACAAGAACATCAGTTGTCCCAGAACCGCTAAATCGGGTTAACCGACGAAGCTGTTGGACGCCGCTATCGAAGAATCCTTGTCCGCCAGCGGAAGAAGAAACTGTAATGGTGATAAGATCATCAATATTCAGTGCTAATCCGCCTGTGGATAGTTCTGCTACTGAGACTACACCAATAGACATTTGCGACGACCCGGATGTAAGATCTGGATCATATTGGCAAAGAGCATCAAGGGTATCAGTACCTGACCCGAATACACCGAAGGTTTCTCCCGCTGTCGTAGCGATTGTAGTAGAACCTGTTGGGGATGCATAACCGTTGTTCAATGCATAGAAACTGTTTTCTGCATTAACACCAGTAAGACTAACGCCACCAGTAATTTCACTACCAACCTTTCCACCACCATAAAGCGATGTTCCAGCAATATTTCCAAGACGTGTACCATTAAAAGTAAAGTCTAGGAAAAAGATAAGACCGGATGGAAGACTCATTGGTTGAACAGAAACCAGTTCATTAGCAATCAACCCGCCGAATACTCGACGAACGATTGGAAATGCAACTGCTGCAAAACCTTCG